ATTGATTCCCGGACAGGAAAGGGAGGGGGAAAACGCCACGAAACCCGCATAGTTATAAGGAAATCAGGCATCAGTGGTAAATCTTGATTTCCGGACGGATTACGGTATTTTACGGCGGATTTTCGGGGAAAAAATACTGGAAATTCGGATCGCCGCCGGTGATTTTTTCACCGATTAAAGGCCGGTTAAATCATCTTCAATGAGGTTTTCAGGGCGGCGCGCCCGCGTAGATGTTTCCCGTGTCCATCCTCACTTTTCCGCCCTCCGCCCTCATTTCTTGTTTGTTGATGACAAGGCCAGGAGCAAGGCCGATTTGCAGGTGGGCGTTGATGTCGACTTCTTTTGGCTCCGGCTTGGGAGCTTCTTCGGGCTTGTCGCTGCTGAGCCAGTCCGAAATCCCTTGCGAGATCAGGCCGATTGCACCACCCGCCGCCGCGCCGATGGCCGTGCCGACGCCTGGGATAATGCTGAAGATGGTTGCGCCGATGCCTGCACCGGACAGAGCAGCACTTCCGTACCGTGTTACGGCGGATTCTTCGCCGAATGCTTTTTCGAGCATGTACTCACCGGCTATTGACCCAACGGCGGCGATGCCGCCTTTCCCGGCCATCTTCAGTGCACCTTTCCCGACCCCGGCCATACTGATGCCCGCCGATGCGCGGCTGGCGATTCCTTCTATCGCGGCCCCACCTGCTATGCGCGCTGCGGCCCCGCCTGCTATGCGTCTAAGGATGCCACCGCCCGCCCGCCCAAGGATGCCCTTCCCTCCCATTGCAATCGCCGCAATCCCTGCCGCGCCCGCAAGGGCGGTCAACGCTTTGACAGAAAGCGTTATCCCACCAATCAAGTTCGGGTACTTTGTGGCCAGTTCTGTAAACTGATCCGTAATCTTTCCAAGGGAATCATAAAAACCGCGCAGGACGCCTTGCTGCGCCGTGTCCAATGCCTCGGAGCTTTGTTCTTTTTTAAAGCCTGATTCGCTTTTGATGCTCTCGAAATCACGGTCGATGGCCCCGCCAGCGGCCACGTCGTTGGCCATGATATTGCCGCGAATGTCCTGCATGCGGCCTTTGTTGTTCATCAGCGCAAGCAGCCCGACCATCGCCTTGCGGTTCGGGACAAGCTCCCCAAGCCCTGAGCGCTGCGCGATGGCGGCCATATCCTCCAGCGCCTGGTTGCGCTCTTCGTCGTTCCCCGCTGCCGCCAGCTTCGCCTTCATGGCTTGGTAATTCTTGTCTTTCCCAAGGCTTTCCTCGATCAGCCCGGTAAAAGCGTCCAGCGAGTTCACCCCTTTCGCCCTTTGGCTTTGCAGGTGCTTTTGCAGGTTTTTGCCTGTCTTTATTTTTAGATGCCTTGCAAGGTTCTGGTCGCCCATTGCCCGGAAGATGGCATCCATGCCGCTTGTTGCGTCCGCGTCGCTGCCCGTGGCGCTTTTGAGCGACTGGAACAGCGCCACGACAGAGGCAATGTCCCCCTTCCCGGACATGCCGCCGATCTTTGCCTGTGCAAGCATGTGAGGCAGCGCATCCAGCATTTTGTCCAGCTTGAAGCTGCCCGCGTGACCGCCTGCTGCGACCATATTCAGTACGTTCGGGATGTCGTCGGCGGAGACGTTCATGGCCTCCATCATCCCGACCGCCGAATTCGCCAGCTTGTCGACGTCCTGCCCCGTCGCGGTGGCCGCCTTGGCGATCTGCGGCAGCATCTTCGCGGCTTCTGCCACGCTCATCTTATTTGACGAAACCAGTGTGTCCAGCGCCTGCGCCAAATCGTCTTTACTGCCCCCGCTGGACTGTTGGGCTGCTGTGACGGCTGCCAGCAACTCATCTTTCCCTTGCTTCCGGCCAGCCTTGTCCCGCTCCTGGAAAGCCTCATTGGACAGATACGCGAGGCGCTTCTCGAAAGACATCCCCTTACGGATGGGTTCACTGAGCGCATAACCCGCCGCGCCAACACCCGCCGCCACGGACGCGCCGATCTTCAGCGCCCCCCTCGCTTTTTGCCGCGCCGTAAGCCGCCCCATCTCATTGGTGAGTTGCGTTACCTTCTGGCGCATCTGGTCGGCGGCGCGCGCCTGTTCGCGCCATGTCATCGTGCCGGACTGCGCGAGCCGCTGATAGGCCGCGCGGGTGCGGCCGATTTCCTGCTGGATTTTCCGCTCGGAGCGGATGCCAAGCGCCTCGCGCGCCTGCGACGCCCGTTGCGTGGCATTGCGCTGCGCCGCCGCGCCGCGCTCGGCGCTTTTCTGCGCTTGCTGCTGTGCCTGTTCCAGCCATTTTGAGGCGGTGTTGTTCAGGGAAAGGCGGACTTCAACGTTGGCAGAGTTGCTCATTTTTTGCCTCGATACTCATTCCAAGGAAAGCATGGCGCGCCCGCCCGCGCCAGATCAGCCGGGAAACATTTCCAGCCTGCGCCCGCACGATTGACCGCCCGATACTGCGCCCATCGCATCCTCGGCCCACCTCAAGCACATGCCCTGGCAAGATCGCCTCTCCCGCGCCCGTTTCCGGGACTTTGAATTCCTGACCGACAGCCACGAAGCAAAGTACGGGCGGCGGCTTGCCGTTCACGAATACCCCGGCGCGGATGTGCCGCTGGTCGAAGACCTTGGCGAAAAGGCGCAGGAATGGAGCCTGTCCGCCTACTTCATCGGCCCGGACTACGACTACCCAAGAAACGAATTCCTGTCGCTTCTTGCGGAACCCGGCCCCGCGTGGCTCACGCATCCGTGGCTTGGCGAGCTGTGGGTCTCCGTTTCCGGTTGGTCGGTATCCGAATCCAACGAAAAGGGCGGCTACTGCGAAGTCAAAATCGAACTCGTCCCTGGCGGCGAAACCCGCCAGCCCGGACTGGATAGGAGCGGAACCGCCAAAGCCGCATGCCGCGAGGCCGCGCAAGCGGCGGTCGATGACTACGCACTCAAGCCCATGTCGGCGGATGCCTTGCAGGGTTTTAGCGCCGCCGTCCACCAGCGGCTCGAAGGCTTGCGAAAGATCATTTCGCTCGCCACGCTGCCGCTTTCCTGGGCAAGCCAAATCACTGGCGTCATTCAGGGCATCAAGACAGACCTGTCCACCATTGCTGCATTGCCAGGGGCCTACGCCAACGCGATGCTTGGGCTGGCTCATGCGCTCGGCCTGTCAACGGGCGATGGCCGGGACATCGGCGAGATTGCCCCATCCTCCCGCGCGGGCACCGTCGGGCGCATCGGCAAAGCCGCCGGGGATTCGCGCCGCGCCGTCACGCTTGCCGGGGCATCGGCTACGGATGCCGCGCTGCTTGCCAACCTGCGCTCGGAATACGCCCTCGAACAGCGCCTGATCGCCGCTGCCGCGCTCGATGTGGCGGTCGCCGATTACCCGTCCGAAGAAGATCGGGATCAGGCGCTCGCCGCCGCCGATAAAACCGTCTCCGGCATCCTCTACGCCGCGCCGGATAATGTTTTTCAGCCGCTCGCCACCGCCCGCGCTGCGGTCATTGAAGCCCTGCTCGCACAGGACTTGCGCCCTTCCGTCAGCCGGAACATCGCGCATCCGTTGCCCGCCGTGCTCATCGCGCACGGGCTGAATGTGCCAGAGGAAGAATTCCTGCGGCGCAACGCCGTCCGCCATCCCTTGTTCGTAAGCGGGCTTGTGCATGGATGAGGGGCAAGTCGAAATCCGTTTTGACGGCATCCGTTACGGCGGGTGGCAGCGCGCGGAAATCCGCGCCTCCGTCGACGACCTCTGCGCCAGCCTCAAGCTGGATGTGACCCTGCCAGGTACGGGCACGGACCTCGGCATCACTGCGAACACGGTCATCGACGCGCTGATTGGTGGCGGGCTTGTCACCAAGTCCCGGCTCGACAGCCTCTCCCGCAGCGTCAGTAAGGACAGCCACGACATCGCAATCGAAGGCCGTTCGCTCGCCCGCGAGCTTGTCGACAGCCAAACCTCCAAAACGCTCTCCGGCCTCACGCTTGCCGAGATTGCAAAGCGCCTTTGCGCCGACTTCAAAGTGCCTTTGAAGGTTGCCGCAAAAACAAATGTTGTCGAAGAGTTCGCCATGCAGTGCGAATCCCCGGCAAACGCCCTCATCAACGCCGTCCGCACCGCCAACCTCTTGCTCTACCCAATGCCGGACGGCGGGCTGATCCTCACTGAACCAGACGCTGCCGCCCCGGTCGCGTTGCTGCGCTACGGCGAGCACATCCTCGAATACTCAATCGTCGACGAATACAGCCTGCGCTTTTCCGAGTACTGCGTAAAAGGCTACGACTACGACGAAAACGAAGGCACCTCAAGCCGCGCGAGAGACCCGGAAATCAATTACTACCGCCCAATGGAAATCGTTGCCGACAAACATGGGCACGGCATTGGCGGCTGCGAGCGCCGCGCGGAACTCGAACGCAACCGGCGGCTCGCCCGCGCACACCGCATAGAACTCACCCTTCAAGGCTGGCGCTACCCAGCGTGGGGCGTTTGGCGCTTGTGGGACATCAACACCCAGGTGCGCGTCACCATCCCCCCGGAAAACGTCGACGACGTGTTTCTCATTGGCGACCGGACGTTCCGGCTCGGCGATCGCTCCGGGCGCACCACGAAACTCACCCTCATGAAGCGGGAAGCCTTCAGCGGGAGCCACAAAAAAGGCGGGCTCAAAAACAAGGGCGGGAAAAATGTCTGACCAGGTATGGGCGCGCCTCAAGCTGCTGTTTGCCCACGGCGTCGCAAAGATCGTCGGCCATGAAAAAATCCAGGCGCGTGTGCTCGAAGGCGAAGTGCTGCCCAACATCGCCCGCGTGGAGCCTTACGGGTTCTCGTACCGCCCAAAGGCCGGGGCGCAAGCCTACCTGCTCTTCCCCTCTGGCGACCGCTCATACGGCGTCGCCATCGTCATCGGCGACAAGCAATACAACATGCAGCTTCAGGAAGGCGAAGTAGCCCTGCACGATGATGAAGAGAACTGGGTACACATCAAGCGCGGCGGCATCATTGAAGCCAAAGCGTCCACAAAAGTCATCGCCGACACGCCCCTGTTCGAGGCCACGCAAGACGCCAAGATCGGCGGCAACCTTGTTGTGCTCGGCCAAACAAGCTCCGCTGGCGGCTACTACGGCGAAGGCGGCGGCGCGGCGCAGATGCGGGGCGGCGCAGAAGTCGAAGGCCGGTTCACCGTCAACGGAAAGGACGTGTCCGACGCGCATACCCATTCTGGCGTCCAACCCGGCGACTGCAATACCGGCCAAGTCACATGAAGAACCCCCACGCTCACTTGTGTTCGCTGCCACCAAAGGGGGCGCTTGCCTCCCTTGAGGCGGCTCGGCGGGAGGCGAATTGACATGCTCAAACTCATCCAGACAGATTTCGGGCAATTCGATCTTGCCCCAGACGACCCGGCGGAAAACGACGAAAACGCCGCCGTCGCCACGCTTATCTACGGCATCCTCTTCACCGACCAGGAAGCCCCCGCCCGACGTGTGCCGGATCGTTGGGCGCGGCGCGGCTGGTATAAAAACCCAGAAGCGGGCAGCGGCCTGTGGCACCTGCGCCGCCAGCCCCTTGCCGATGCCGCGCGCAGGGAAACGGTTTCCCTGATCGAACAGGCGCTCAAACGCGCGGCTCACGCGATGACGGGCATCGCCGTGAGCGAGGTTAAAGCAAGCGGGGCGGCGGGAAACATTTCCAGCGTGTTTATTGAAATTACCGGCTTGCACAATGGGCGCAAATTCCTTGTGCGCGTCCCTTTGTCCGATGCCTGATTTTCTGCGCCCGACCCTCTCCGAACTCGATGCCCGTGTCCGCAATGACCTGACGGGCATGCCTGCCGTACTGCGCGAACCGCTCTCCCATGCTTGGGCTAGGACATGTCACGGGCTGCACGGGCACCTTGACTGGATTGACCGACAGTGCAGCCCGCTGACATGCGAGCTTGAACGCCTCTACGACTGGGCAGCCCTTTACGGCGTCGAACAGTTGCCCGCTACGCATGCGGTCGGAAACGCCATTGCGACCGGGTCGCCGGGAGCCGTCATCTTTGCGGACACCTTGCTGCGCGGCCCGAACGGGCAGGATTACCGCGTCCTCTCCGCAAACTTCATGGGGAATTCCAGTACGGCGCGCGTCAGCATCCGGTCTGTCGAACCGGGCGATGCCGCTAACCTGCCCTCCGGCGCAAAACTCACCCTCATCGACCCGCTCTCCGACATCTCTGGAAAGCTCATCGTGGATGAGGATGGGGTCACTGGCGGCGCGGCAGAAGAGTCCGTCGACGACTGGCGCTTGCGCGTAGCGGACGAATGGCAAGCCATGACCGTGCGCGGCGCGCGCGGCGGGCGGCCAGAGGATTACAAATACTGGTGCATGTCCGCCCACCCCTCTGTGTCCGGCGCGCTGGTCGGGTTGCACACGTTTGGCCTTGGCACGGTCGTTGTGCGCCCGATCTGCGATGGCGCGATCAACCGGCAGCCGCCGCCGGGTGTGCTGGCGGCAATCTCCGAATACCTTGCTGCCGTGGCTCCTGCCACCGCAGACTGGCGGCTCGCCTCGCCCGTTGTCCGCCCGGTCGACCTCATCCTGCATCTCGACCCCTCTATTGACACTGCATCGACCCGCGACCGGGTCGCCGCCGCCGTCCTCGCGGCGGTGCTCGCGGAAAAGATGGAAACCTCCATCCTCAATCTGGCGGAGATCGACTCCGCCATTGCTACGGTCACCAACAAATACACCCGTATCGCCCCGGTAGCGGACATCCATGCCCAGCCAAACGAAGTGCTGGTGCTCGCCGGGATAGAGTGGCGATGAAGCTCCAGCCCCACACCCAGGACGATTACGCCCAGGCGCTCCTGGCGCTGTTGCCTCCAGGCAAGGCATGGGAATGGCCGGAGGGCGGTTTCGGGCATTCCCTGTTGCGCGGCACGGCCATCGAGCCTACGCGCATCGAGCATGACATTCCAAATGTCCTGCAACGTGCTATTGACGCGCACCGCCCGCGCTTCTCAAGCTGGCATATCAGCGAATACCAGCGCGTTGCCGAAGAGGCACTGGCGGCGGCAGGCATCACAGAAACCTTGCCGCGCAAAACCTGCGCCATCGGCGCGCGCATCGGCGACCGGCTGTGGAGCGCGAACGCACCCAACACGGATTTCGCCGTGCCGCTCGTTCAGTGCTTCCACCTCTTCGCGCCAATGAGCATCGGGCGGCGCGTCGGCGACGGTTCAGGCCGCGACCCCGCTGCGCGCCTCTGGTCGGTGCCACGAACACGTTACATCTTGCTTGTGCGCTACTACCGCTCTGTCGTCGACCCGGAAATCCTCCGGGCGGCGCTCGAAGCCTTCCGGCAAGCACATGTAACCCTTTGGTTTGAAGACATTACTGGAGTTGGAGGCAACTATGCACCTTATTGATGGCGCAGGACACGTAAACAATCAATTCGTCGCCGAGGATGCCCAGACCGGACGCCCGCCGACCGAGATCACCAATGATTGGATGAATGCAGTCCAGAATGAGCTTGTCAATTTCATCCTTTCGGCGGGTATGTCCCTCAACAAGAACAACAACACGCAACTGCGCGATGCGCTCACCAATACCTTCGCGCGGCGCGACGGGACGATCCACTACATCAAGCAGGTGTACAACATCGTCGCCGACCCGCAGACGCTCGGCGCGGTTAACACCACTGGCCTTCCAGACGGCACGGAAATCCTTGTTACGAGCTACTATGGCTTGCATCAGGCCGCATTGGCCACTCTAGTCGGCGGCGCGTGGATCGCCACGCCTACGCCGCTCAACGTATTCGACCTCTATGGGACGGACTACGACCATCACGGCTACTACTGGTTCTCAGGTACGTGGAACCTATTTGACGTGCAAACCATGCAGGTCGACGAAGCCACCGAGGAAGCGCAGGGCATCGTCAAGCTCGCCACCTGGGCGGAAGTACTGGCCGGGAGCCTTGCCGCCGAAGCCCTGCGGCCACGGCACATGATCGACTACGTCGACAAGATGTTTGTCGGCAGCACGGCCGACTTTGTCGGTCTGACTGCGCCCATCGTCTGGGTCCCCCTGAATGGGCAGCTTGTATCCCGTATCGAGCGCCCATTGCTGTGGCAATACGCGCAAGGCAGCGGAATCCTTGTGGCAGATTCCGGCTGGTCATCTAACACGGGAAAGTTTTCGTCGGGCGACGGCTCCACTACGTTCCGCGTACCAGATTGGCGCGGTGAGTTTCGTAGAAGCTGGGATAACGGGCGTGGGCGTGATGCTGGGCGGGAAATTGCGTCCGTACAGGGGGATGCGATCCGGAATATAAAAGGGGTTTTCGGCGTTCAGGCAGCCCTGTTGACATCGCCAACAGGGCCTTTTACTGCTGCATCATCAGGAAGCAGACATAACGGCGATTATTCAGGTGGTACAACAATTACTTTTGACGCCTCTCGCGTAGTCCCCACCGCCTCCGAAAACCGCACGCGCAACCTCGCCTACCCAACCCACATCTATGCGGGTACGCCCGCGTAGATGATCATTTTGCTGGCGGCGGCAAAATGATCTGGGGGACTACTGGCACTCCGCGAT